GTGGGGCGGTCGGGGGCGGGCCGTTCAGAGCGACGTCTACGCGATCGACTGCATCCCGCATGGACAAGCCAGAGTTGGGCCGCACCTCGTGCTCGATGCTCGTGACGCGTGCCTCGATGCCGTCCAGGCGCTCCATCACACCTGCCCGGCCGGGGACCCCGGGGCGCGCCGGTCTGCCGTTCCAGTCATCCACGAAGTCGTCCACTCTGATCGCGATCCGTCGGACCCCGCGGACCAGCCGCCACAGCAGGCCGAGGAACCCGCAGATCGCGACTGCGGCGATTGACCACATGACCAGGCCGTCGACTGCGGGGACGCCCGTGCTCTCGCTCATCGGCGCCCTCCCTCGTCGACCAGGCCGATGCCGAACCGGTCGAGCAGCTGCTCGACCGCGGGCAGGGCCATGACGCGGGCGAGGCCGCCGGCGGTCGCCAGTGCGGCGCCGACCCAGGGCAGGGTGTCGGGGATGCCGGAGGCGTCCACGATCGCGGGCAGGGCCACGGCGACGCCGACGCCGGTCTGCAGGACGGTGCGCACGGTGCGCTTGGTCGTGGTCTTCATGGTGGTCAGCCCTTCACTGTGAAGCCGTGCTTCGCCCCAAGGCGGGCGAGGCTGGTCATGCCGGGGATGCCGTCGGCGTCGCGGCCGCGGTAGCCGAGGCTGCGCTGCCATGCCGCGTACGCGGTGACGGTCGCCGTGCCGAAGTGCCCGTCGACGTACCGCTCGTCGAGGAGTCCCTCGGCGGCGAGCGCCTGCTCGACGACGCGGGCGCCGCCGTAGCTGACGGGGGTGCCCTTCTTGGCGGGGTCGCGGCGGGCGGCGGCGACCAGCTGCGACAGGTCGACGGCCGGCCGGCCGCCGGGCAGGGTGCCGAGCAGCCGCTCGAGACTGGTCTCGCCCGGTACGCCGTCGGCGTCGGCGCCGCGGTAGCCGAGGCTGCGCTGAAAGGCCGCGTAGTTGGCGGTGTCGGCGTCCGACCAGCGAGGGCCGGGGCCTACCTGGTACGCGTCGCCGTGCCCGCGGGCAACCAGGGCGCGGCCCACCTGTGTCACGTGGTCGCCGTGGGCGCCGTACCCGTAGGCGAGGCCGTTGATGGTGACGCGGTAGCGGGCCACGTCCGGGACGGTGCCAGACGTTCCGCCCTGCGGCGCAGTGCCGTCTGCGGGCGGCTCGTACCCCTTGGCGGGCATGCCAGCCTCGACCCACGCGTACAGGATGTCGCCGGGGCACTGGGTCGCGATGCCGTCTCGGTGGCCGCGCTTGGCGAGGGTGCGGCCGGTGCGGCGGCACGCCTCGTCGTACAGCCATCGACACGCGGCGAGGGCGGCCTCGGTGGGCTTCTGGTCGCCGCCGACGGCGATCTGCACGCCGATGCCGCTGATGTTGTGGCCGGGGCAGTGCGCGCCCTGCCTCAGCCATCCCCGGCCCTCGTAGATGTTGCCGGCTTGGTCGACGACGAAGTTGTAGCCGATCCCCGCCCAGCCCTTCGTCTGGTGCTGGTAGTCGATGGCACGGGGGATCGCGTAGCCGGTCGAGGTGATGTGGTGGGCGCCGTCGTAGTGGACGAAGAACTCGGTACGCGAGCTGAGCGACACATGTGTGGGGCCGTTGCTGGCCGGGTCGTTGTCCCACGGCCGGGCGCCCCACGTGGCGCGGCTGATGATCGTGGCGGGCATGGCTATCACACCCGCTCCGGCCAGGACCAGCGCCCGGGTCCGTCGCCCTCCGCGCGGGAGGTAGCCCAGTAGGTGTCGTTCCCGTCGAGGAGGACTTGGACGTTGACCGTGATGGTGGTCTCGTTCCAGACGCGGACGATCACCGCCGGGTAGATGTCGCCCTCCGAGGCCGAGTTCCCCACGTGCACCACGTACCCCGTGTGGCGATCGGCGCCGCCGGCCTTGCGTGCGAGCTCTGCATCGCGGCGGCGGCGGTTGATCGCGTCGGAATCGTGCTGGCTGAGGCGGTAGTGGACGATCCGGCCGACGGCCGGTGTTGGAGCAGGCACAAGAGCCTCCAGACATGCGAATGCCCCGCGCCAGCTGGCGCGGGGCGTGGCGGTGCGGGGCGGGGTGTGGGGCCGGGTGTCAGTAGGTCGCTACGGCGACATCGCGGACGTTTGCGTACACGGTCGCCCCTCCTGCGACCGATTCCACCGCAGCCCTGATCGCGGCAAGGAGGTCTTCCTTCTGCTGCACGGTGATCGCATCCGGGTTGTCGAGCCCGAACGTGATCGAGAATGAGTCGAGCGCCGAGAAACCCGTCTGGTATACGGGATATGGGATCTCAACCATTTCTGCTCCTCAGGTGATGGCGACGGCGCTGGGGAAGTCGCTGGCCAGGCCGATGTCTTCGACGCGGATGTACGAGACGTGCGTCGCGGAGGCCGCCACGAGGACGTTGCCGCCGCCGGAGTTGCGGAGGTAGGTGGCGACCAATGGCGCGGACACGTCCGTCCCGGTGGTGTTGGTGCAGATCTGCGAGCTGTAGTAGTCCACGTTGGTGCCGTTGACCGGGATGTAGAGCCGGAAACTCTCCAGGTAGACGGTGCCGGAGGTGTTGGTCTTGCGGACCTTGAGCGTCATGGTGTCGCCTCCGGCGGACGACTGGGCGAGGCCCCGGAGGGCGATCCTGTAGGCCCGGCCGGTACGGAAGGTCAGAGCGGCCGAGGTGATGGCGATGGCCTCGACGGTGGTCGTGGTGGCCGTGTTGGCGGTGATCGGCGCGTATCCGATGACGCGCTGCATGCTGTCGGTGAGCCGCTGCTGGGTGATCCGCTGCCCTGCAAGCAAAGCCATTCTGCACTCCTCACAGGGGGACGATGGCGGGCTGCGCGAGGCGGATGTCCTCGCCCGCACTCTGCGATTTCTCGATGCCGTTGACGGAGCGGGTGACCGTCCACCGCTGCGGGGTGATCACCTCGAAGTCGTCGTAGGCGAACTGGGGATTCACGTTCGTGTTGGTGGCGAACGCCGATGCGGTGACGCCGACGGCACCTGAGGCGATCGTGTCGGCCACGACGGTTTCGTCGAACTGCCACGCCCCGGGCTCGCGCCGGCCGTCGGGCCAGACCCTGGCCCGTACGCGCTGGCCGTCGATCCGTACCCGCAGCCACAATTTGGTGCCGGCGCCGTAGGTGTAAGGGGGCGTGACGGTGGAGCCGACCTGGGTGACGACGTGCGTCAGCTGGATGCCGATGGTGCCGTCCGTGCGCAGCAGCAGACGGCAGCGGTAGTAGCTGCCGCTGGCCCGCAGCAGCACCCCAGGCAGGAAGGAGTTGCCGGTGGCCAGCTGGCTCGGGGTGATAGAGACGCGGATCTGGCAGTCGGCGACGTCCTCGATGATCTGCTGGAAACGGATCGCGCCGGGGTCGGCCTGCAAGGTGATGACCCCGCTCGAGCCGTTCACGCTCCGGTCGGAGGCCACGCCGCCAACCTCGGACCAGGCGTGCCCGGAGTTGGCGGCCCCCCATGTGCCTGCCCCCGCCCGCGTGAAGCTGTCCCACGCGAGGGGCCGGATCGCGGTCGCGGTGACGACCTCGCCCCCGACGCGCACATCGAACGGCAGATCGCCGTCGTCCGTGGGGGCGAGGCCGGCGGTGGTGACCCAGCCCCCCTCGGGGGTGTGGACCAGGAGCTCCGTGCTGGCTGCGGTGACGGCGGCGGCGAGCTCGCTGCCGTCGGTGTCGACGCGGACCGCCGGCCCATCGTTTGCCGGGTCGTCAGCGGCGACGGTGGCCACTGTCCACGGCCCGGCCGGTGACGTGTTGATGTAGGCGTCCCACGTGAACTGGCCCAGCACCTCGGTGTAGCCCTGGCCCAGGAAGTCAATCGTGTCCGGGGGGAGAAAATTCGGAGGGTTGGCGATCTGGCCCCGGTCGCCGATCCGAAAGCGCAGCCAGTCTTCGATGAGATGCGGTGCCTTATGCAGCATCAGCCGCACTGACGGGAACCGAGCCTCGTCCCACGTGCCCAGATGCGCACGCCATCCGGCGATCGGTTCGGTCTGCTCGTCCGTGTGCAAATTGAGGGTGACCGCGTCGTCGTAGATGCCGACGCCGCCGTCCTCCGGGGCTTGCACGGACAGCGGTCCGTGCTCGACGACCACGCGGCCGCTGCTGCCGCCGTCGCGGGTGATCGTGATGTCGTTGCGTAGCTGCTGGTCGTCGTCCACGGGCTCAAGCGGCGGCCCCACCTCCCCCTTTGCCGTGTAGCTGAGGGACAGGACGGGGGCTTGGTTGTAGAGGCTGCTGCGGTGCCGGTAGATGAGCGCCAGGCGCTCGCGGTCCTCGTGCAGGATGCCGCCGTCGGCGTCCGCGCAGTCGTGCAGCAGCTCGAGCAGTGCGGCCGGCCGCTGCGGGCCCATCGCCTCGGCCACGATGCCGGATCCGCCTGCGGTCTGGGTGATGTTCAGGCGGGTTTCCTCGTCAGCGAGGCGGTCCAGGCGCTCGGCCGCGGTTTCACCGGCCCACGCGGTGATCGCCCCGTCGTACGCGGCGCTGCCGGCCGTCGGCCAGACGGAGAGGTGGCCGATGGCCATTCCGTCCAGCGCGGCCGCGAATCCGTCGGCCGGGCTGGTGACCGCCGACACCGGGCCGAGCGTTCCGGCGAAGGATGTGCCGAAGCCTCCGGCGTCGCCGCCGACGTCCTGCCATTCGACCCGCCAGTCGACGGTGGCGCCGTTCTGGAAGGCGTAGAAGCGGACCGCGACCCACTGATGAAACAGGTCGCTGGAGGTGAGGGGGTGGTTTTCGAAGACGAGCACGCCCTCGGAGTCGTAGCCGCGGATCCTGGAACCGTTCTCGCGGGACTGGATGAACCACTCCCGCACGGTGCCGCTGGAGCACGCGATTCGCATGAACGTCCAGTAGGTGGCCGGGTCCGGGTTGTCGTTGCGGTAGATCCACCGCACCTGCCAGCCCGTCCACCCGGCAGGCGGGGCGGGCACGACGCCGGACATATGCCGCGCCACACCGGTCGTGGACGCGAGGACGGGCAGCGGGTTGGACGAGGGCAGGCTGTCGGCTGCGGCCCACGTGACGCCGTCCAGGCGCAGTGGCCGGACACCGGCGATCGGCGAGTACGCCTGGACCGCGTCGACGCCCTCTTCCATGGGCCAGTAGGCGAGCGGCTCGAAGGACGGCACCGCCCGGCGCAGCGTCGAGTCCAATGCCTTGTTGCCCTGGCCGAGGCGACGCATGACGCCGGCCGCCTCGATCGGCGTCCACACGTCCTTGCCCGACACGTCCCAGCGTGGCGGCCAGGCGCTGACCTCGCCGGTGAAGCGGGGCTCCCGGTCGGCAATCTCGGCTGTGCCTTGCAGGGTCCAGGTGCGGCCGGCGCTGTCGACGAACGATGTGGTGCCGACGCTCTGGGCGGTGAAGTCCGGGGCGGCAACCACGACCCCGCCGATCCCGTTGCGCAGCTCGAAGGCATGGACACGCCCGATGAGCGGCAGGTTGGTGATCCCGTCCGCAGCGCCCACCTCGAGCTCGGCGGTGCCGGCGTGGACACTGGTGGTCCCCGCGGTGATGACCGGGTCGCCGAGCTGGGTCCAGGGTCCGGCGATGCTGTCAGCCGTGTAGAAGGTGACCGTGTTGCCGCTGCTGCCGTTGTCGACGTCGAGGGTGGCCCGCAGGGCGAGCCGCACCCCGACCGACGGGGGAAGGGTCTGCGTCGACCGGATCGTGATGGCGTTGGTGAAGGTGCCGTCCGGGGACCAGCGCAGGTACAGCTCGCCCAGGTTGGTGATCTGGAAGAACCACGAGCGCTGGTCCCCTGTGATCGCGTCGTACTTGGCGGCCAGCTCCCGGAAGATGCCCCACGTGGTGGGCGTGATGTCGATCCGGATGTCGAGGTCGCCCGTGATGTCGAGGGCCGCGGTGTCCGGGGTGGTGGCCTTGGTGTCGGTGTCGCCGTCGAGCAGCAGGTATGGGGCGGCCGCGGGCAGGGACACGCGGATCGGCGTGTTCCTGCCCAGCTGCCCGAAGTACGGCGACAGCGGGTTGCGCCCGCTGAAGCGCCCGTTCCGGTTGTTCAGGGTGAGCTGGCAGCGGGACGGCTCCACCCGCTGCCCCTCGTCGGACCGGCCCGCCGTGATCGTGATCGGCTGGCGGGTGTAGACGAACTCGGTGATGTCCGTCCAGGTGCCGTTGAGCAGCAGCTCGACGAGCACGAGCAGCTTGTCCTGAGGGAACGCCATCTCCTCACCCCCGTCCTTGGCCGAGCACGAGCTGCACGTTGCCGCCCATGGTCCTGATTTCCTTGCGCAGGGTCTGGAACAGAGCTGCTTCGAGCGGGCGCGAGGACGTGTCCCAGCCGAGAACCAGCCTGATCTGCTGGGGACGGCCGCCACGACCTGCGGAGGCGCTACCCATGGCGGCAGGCGTGGGCGTGGTCACGAGGTTGGACATCGCCCGGTCTACGGCTGGTGAGCCGGCCTGGATACCGTCGACGACACCAGCGGGGATCCACCGGCCGACCTGCTTCGCCATCACCTTCGACGGGCTGGAGATCCCGAGAGCCTTCGCGATCGGGCCGGGCACCATGTTCCGCGCGAAGGACATGAGCTGACCCTTGAGCCACGACCCCATGCCCTTGATGCCGTTCCACAGGCCGATCACGACGTCGCGGCCCTTGTTGTAGAGCAGGCTGCCCATGTTGCCGATGGCCCGGGTGATCCGGCCCGGCATGTCGCGCACCCAGGCGACGAAGCCGGCGACCTTGCGGGCCGCCGCGTCACGGAATTTCTGGAAGCCCTTGCTCGCCGCCTCGCTCAGCTTGGAGCCGAGCCCCGAGATGGCGGACCAGACGCGGCCCGGCAGGCCGGTCAGCCACACGACCATCTCGGCCATCTTGCGGATGGCCCAGTCCTTCGCGTCCTGGAACCATCCACTGATCTTGTCTGGCAGGTCGGCGAACCAGCCGATGGTCGCGGCGATCGCATCGACAGCGGTCTTGATCCACGTCTTCAGGGTCGTCCAGACGGCCTGGACGATGTCCCGGAAGGTCTCCGACTTCTGGTACGCGATGACGACGATCGCGACCAGGGCGATGATCGCGGCGATCACCAGCCCGACCGGGTTGAGCATCATGACCGCGTTGAAGATGCCCTGCGCGATGGCCCAGGCCCGGGTCACCGCGGCGGCGATCCGGACGTACAGGTTGTAGGCCTTGACGGCCAGGACGATGATGCCGAGGGCCGTGCCGATCGCGGCCAGTACGTCCGGCGGGATCGCGTTGATCAGCTTTGCCGCTTGCATGGCGACCGCGGCCGTTACGCCGACGAGCGGCGCCATCGCGACGAGGATCTGCACGGCAGCCCGAGCCAGGGTGCCGAGGACGCCGGCACCCTCGCGGGCCAGGTCGAGGAACTGGGCGAAGCCTTCGCTGTCCTTCAGCGAGGTGCCCCAGTCGGCGAAGGCGCCGGTCATGGACACCAGCCCGCCGGTCACGCCAGCGGACGCGGGCAGGAATGCCTGCATCAGGCCCATGAACCCCTTGCCGAGGTTCCCGATCACGGTGATGAAGTTCTTCAGCGCGGTGCCGGAGGCGGCGGCCATGTCGGCGGCCCACTCCTTGAACTTGGCGGACTTCACGCCGACCGCGATCCGGTCCAGCATGTCGCCGAACGCGCCGGCGGCGGCCTTCACGAACGGGGTGAGCGTGGGCAGCAAGGAGCGGAGCAGGTTCAGGCCCTTGGTGAAGACGGGCATGGTCGTGCCCGCGAGCTCGGCGGACCACTCCTCGTGCGCCGTCTTCAGCCGGGCCTGCGCGAGCGCCGCCTCGGCGGTCGCCTTCGGCATCCCTGCCGTCTGCCGCTCGTACGCGGCCTCGGCATCCTTGGTCTTCAGCCGGGCGGAGGTGTACGCCTTCTCCGCCTTCGTCGCGAGGTCGGAGCCCTCCTTCTTCAGCTGCGCCGCCAAGGCAGCCTTGCGGGCCTCGTCCTCCTGCGCTTTCGCCAGAGTGTCGGCCGCGGCCGACGACTCCTCCATCAGCGCCAGTTGCGGCTTGGCCGCGGCCTGGAAGGCCCCGACCGCCAGGCCGGCTGCCACGGCCCCGGCGGCGAGCCCACCCAGAGCCGTGGTCAGCGCCGCCACCGCCGGGACGCCGGCGCTGATCCCCAGCACCGCAGGCGTGACCCTCTTCAGCGCGGCGATCGCTCGGTTAGCGCCCTCGCGGATGTTTGCTCCGAGGGTCCGGCCCATGGCGTCCGACTCGGTCACGAACCGGCCATGCATGTCTCGGAGGCGCCCGTCGGCCATGCGCGTGAAGCCCGCCAGCCGTAGTTGGGCTTCCTGCAGGCCGTGCCGCCAACCTGAGTCGTCGGCCCGGATCTGGCCGACCAGCGAGCCGATGTTGAGCGCCATCTACCGTCGCCCCCTCCGCGGTCGTGGTTCGGGAGGGGCGAAGTGCCGGCTCAGCCGGGACTCGGTGGAGAGAAGGCCGAGGATGCGGACCTTCAGCCAGCGCCAGGACCGCTCACGCAGGAGGGAAGGCGACTCGAGGTCGATGCCGTACGCCTCTTGGAAGTCGGCCTCGATGAGGGGCCACTGCTCCAGCAGCAGGCCCCAGGTCAGGTCCGGGAGGCCTTGCCCTTGCTGGCGCGGCCGGTGGCCTTCCGGGTACTCGTACCACTCGTAGAGCCCCGTTTCTGGGTCTTGCTCGCCGCGGCCGATGAGGCGCGGCGGGCCTGCCGATTCGGGGCCAGGAGAGAAGGGTCGCCACCGGTGGCCCAGTACTTCTCGGCGACCTCAAGGCTCTGGGTGATCCACATGACTGTCGTGATGGCGACGTGCTTGAACCGGGGCCAGGACAGTTCGGCCCTCAGCTCGTCGTAGCGGGGGCCGAGAGCGGCCCGGTACATGTCGAGCTCCTGGGCGTCGTCGAGGAGCTCCTCGTCCGGCTCGGCGCCGCTGGCCGCCATGCGCAGGCCGGTCTCCATGACGCGCTCGATCCGCAGGCCGTCCTCGGCGGACGGACCCGGGATGGTGACGTCGTGGACGGTGCCGTCCCGGTACGTGATCGGGAGAGTGATGGAGTCGTCGAGGAAGTCGTCGAGGGGCTTGAAGGTGCCGGCCATCACGCCGCCAACGGGTTCGTGATCGGGGTGAGGGGGCCGTTGCCGGTGAACGTGACCTGCACCTGGTCGAGGTCGGTGTACTCGCCGCCCTGCGGCTCCCAGTTGGGCAGCCCCTTGCCCTCGTACGCCTCCGGCAGCCCGTTGCGGTCCATGAAGCGCAGGTGGACGTTGTGGGCGTCCCCGTACGCGAAGAACGCCAGCCGGATCTTCTCGTGGACCGGGCTGTATGCCGTGTTGTCCGGGGTGGCCTTCCGGTTGAAGGTTGCGACGACCTCCCACTCCTGCGCGGTCTTGGTGTTCTCGGCCCAGCCGTCCGAGTCGTAGCTGGTGGAGTTCTCGTGGTTCGGCTCGGCGGACCACTCGAACTCGGTGACGCCGGGGCACAGTTGCCAGTCGGGCACGGCCTCCGTACCCATGTTGATCTCCAGCCGCCAGCGGCGGGCCAGGGCGGTCTCGGTCGGCGTCGACATGACGGCCTCCTTCTACTCGTACAGGTGGGGAGAGCTGCGCGATGTGCGCAGGTAGTAGTTGGCGGAGAGCTCCATGCGGCCGTGCTCGTCCTGGCCCATCAAGGCCTGCGACTGACGCCAGGCCAGGCCGACCCGGACGGTGCGGAGGTAGAAGCCCTCGCGGCCGTGCAGCAGGTCGAAGACGTCGTCTGCAAGGTCGGCGAGCGCGGTCGGGTCGTGGCCGGCGCGCATCCGGACCTGCACCGCGGTGATCGAGTCGGTGAGGCCGGTGTCCTCGACCGGGTAGGGCGACAGGCAGAGCAGCCGGTCCGGGGCTTCCGGGACGGTGCCGAGGGTGATGCCGGTGTCGTCGGCCGCGAAGACGCCGTCCGGCCGGTACACGCCGATTCCGGCGGTCGTCATCAGCTCGGCGAGCCCGCTGACGAGGTCGCTGGTGTATCCCACGGCACCACCTCCGGGCATGACGAAGGCCCCGCGCGGGCAGGGCCTGGAGGTGGGTGGGTCAGCCGCGGAGCCAGCGGCGCAGCGGGACGGCCATCAGCCGCAGCATGACGTCGCGTTCCGTGTTCATCGGCTGCTCAAGGTACTTCGCCTGCCTGCCTGGCAAGTGCTTCCAGGTGAGTTCTTCGTGCTGCCGGACCGCATAGATCGTGTCGTAGCTGATGAAGCCGTCCAGGCCGTTGACGTTGACCCTGCCGGAGCGCTCGAGCGGGCCTTCGTCGAGCGGCACGAGGCGCTTGGAAACACCGAGGGTGTGTTCCAGTGCCCGGGTCAGCCCCTCGGACGCCAGGCGGCGGCCGCGGCGATTCCAGAGCCGGTTGCCCTCCCAGGACATGCGCGCGTACTGCGTCACTGGAGGGCCACCTCCAGGTGCTCGGGCAGTGGCAGCCGGCCTCCGTTCGCCGGGTGCGCGCGGATGACCGTGGTCTTCCGCCCGTCGGGCAGCGTCACCTTCGACTTCGCTGGCGCCGTGACGGCAGTAGAACGTCGATGACGAGGTGACTTCGTCTCCGGACGGGGCCCGTACGAGCCGGGTCCGTTCCTCGAGGAAGCCGTCGACCGGCTGCGCTGGCCCGTAGACGGCACCGTGGGAGCCGGTGCCCTTGTAGGGCTCGACGGTGATCGTGTGCTGCAGCCACATCTTCGGCAGCTTCACGTCGTCACCAGCCCCAGCAGGAAGATGTCGGGGGTGAGCTCCGGGGATTGCAGCTTCCGGAGCGCATCCGTGGCGACCGTACGTCCACCGCCCGCTCCTCCAGGGCTGCTGCCGGCGGCGCGGGTCATGGAGGCTGAGCCGAGCTTGACCGTCCCCCACTGCCCGGCGGCGCCGAGCTCGTCGCCGGTCTCGTCCCACCACTCGATCTGCGCGCACACCGCGGCGGTGAAGGCGGCCGCGACGATCGCGTTGGTCGGCAGCCCGGTGACGTCATCCACCTCGTACCAGCACAGGCGGAAGACCTCCTCCTCCAGCAACTCGGAGGCGCGGGCCAGGAGCCGGTCCGCATCAGTCGGCGGAGCCGCGTGCAGATAGTTCGCCAACTGTGTGCTCGTGGCGTACACCCGGCCGGTACCGGTTCCGCCGGGTGCGGGTGCGACGGACACCAGCTCGTGCGTGACGCCCGAGCCGGTCCCGGTCACGGTCCACGTGAGCCGCCAGACGCCGGCCGCCGCATACGTGACCGTCGCGGTCCACGTCTTCCCGCCGTCGCTCGTTGACGTGGCTGGTGTGCTGGTCGTACCGTCCGGCGCGCGGACCGTCAGCGTTGCCGCGGTGGTGCCGTCTCCGGCGTCGACGATGAGGCTGACGGCGACGTCGTCTCCCGCGTCGGGCACGGTGTCCTCCCTCCATGCGGGTGGGGCGGGCTGGTGGCTGGCTCAGGGCTCGCCACCAGCCCGCAGTTCAGGCGCTGGAGCCGATCACGACGATGTCGTATGTGACCGGGGTGCCCGAGCCGCTGTTGGCGACCTGCTGAAGGTCGCCAGTGCCGGCCGTCACCGCGTACGTCGTGGCGTCCGCCGCTCCGGCCACCGCGCCCACGGACGCCCCGGGGCGCAGCGTGATGGTGCCGGTCGCGTTGAGCAGCGATGCCCAGGCGTTC